CGAGGACCTCCTGGACGTCGCCACCGAGCCGGTGACCGACGAGATCGTCGCGAACGCCGCGGGGATCTCTCGGTCGACGTTGCACAACTACCTCGATCGACACCCTGAGTTCGAGCGCGAGTACCGAAAGCGCCGATCGAGGGCGGCCTGCGTGCGACTGTGAGATGACCAATGACCAACGAAGACCTAACGACCATCGCGAACGTCGGCCCCGAAAAGGCTGACCGGCTTCGTGAGGCTGGCTTCGAGACAGTCGACGACGTCAAGGAGGCCAGCATCGAGGACCTCTGCGTCGTCGACGGGATCGCGCGGCAGACGGCCGAGGAGATCGTCGATGATGTGCCGCGAGATACAGGTGTGTTCGAAGAGGTGCGCGAGGATCTCCTGGAGGCGGCCGAACTAACGCTCCCATCCCACCAGGTCGCCAACTGGGCGGGCGTCACGCAGTCGTCGCTCTACAACTACCTCAACAAGCACGAAGACTTCGCCCGCGAGTACCGAAAGCGCCGAGCGAGGGCGGCATACAGTCAAGTACAGCAGACTGAGCGTACCGAGGACAACGCAAAGAGTCGGGCGGGGACGTTCATGCTCGAACGCGTATTTGGCTTCACGAAGACCGAAAAGCACGAGGTTGAGATGGACGCCGACATCAATAGCGAGAAAGATATCAACCTCGACGACGAGTCGAAAGAGATCCTTCGCGAAACACTACGCCGACGCCGCGGCCAGTGAGCATGGAGACATTCGAAGGTAGAGAAGACGACCTCCAACGCGCGTACGAAGATCCGGCAGTTCGTCGGGAGTTGCTCAACCCGTTCGGCGAGAGTACGTGGGAGGAGTTCCTCAACGAGCTCACCTACGGCTACATGACCGCCGAGCGCGACGAGTGGCAGCCGCTCGCCGACGTCCACCGTCACTGGATCGAGCAGTTCGAATCTGAAGAGAACATCGGGATACTGGCACACCGTGACTGTCTCAAGACGACATTCACACTTTCATACTTAATCGCCTGTCTCGAATACATCGACGGCTTTCGGGCTCACTGGATCACAAACAACCAGAACTCGGCGTACAAGAAGGCCGATACTGAGTTCTGGAAGATGGTCGAGCGCAACCCATGGCTCACCAACCTGAACGCCACGCCGGTCCAAGACTCCAAGTCGACCAAGGAGTTCCAGAACGGCTCGGCGCTATACGCTGGCTGGCTGTTCGGCGGGATCGAGGGCGACCGGTCGCACCTGTTGATCCTCGACGACCTCATCAAAGAGCACGGGGACGGCGAGACCGAGAACATCATGACCTGGGTCGAGGGCGTCACCGTCCCGATGGTCAAGGACTCGGGGAAGACGGCCGTCATCGGCACCCGAAAGCGCCCCGACGACATCTACTCCCACCTCATCGACCGTGAGGCGTACAACTTCACCGAGTACCCCGCTGTGCTCGAAGAGTGGGATCGGGAGTTCGGTGACGACGGCAACTGGATGGACCGTCGACCACCAGAGAGGCTGTACACTGAGAGTCGAAACCCGTTTTCCGACGGTGACGACTCTGTGCATATCCTTTGGCCTGAAGCTCGCGGGCCTCAGTACCTCGCCAACAAGAAGTCGCAGATGTCTGCGCACCTGTTCTGGCGAGAGTTCTGCATGGTCATCCGCGGCGCATCAGGTGACCTCATCGACGCGACCGATGTCAACCGACTCGTCGAAGACGGTGGGTGTTCGATCCGCAACCGACAACCACCGCGAAAAAAATCACCGAAGCCGGGTGAGGCGACAATCGTTACTCACGACCCGGCGTCGTCACCCACGGGCGACAACGCAGCGTTCGCTGCGTGGGTCGTGACAAACGACGGTCGACGGCTACTCCTCGACTGCCATGCCGAGCAAGGCATGAAGCCGAGTGGGGTCAAAGCGACACTCCAAGACTACGACCAGCGCTTCGATCCAGCGGTGATCGTCATCGAGTCGAACGGCGTGCAACAGTACATCGCAAACGACGCCATCGAGTTTTCGGCGTCACTGAGTTCGAAGATCCGCCCACTCCCGACGACAAAAAAGAAGCACTCCCTCGAACTGGGAGTGCCTCGACTTCGGACGCTCGTCGAGAATGGTGGCATCCAGTTCTTCCGCGGCCACGGACCGACCGAAGAGTTCGTTCAGGCGATGATGTCGCTCGAACTCAAGAATGGCAAGCTGAAGGGTCACACACCCGATCTGGTCATGTGTTGGTACATGGCTGAGAAGGCTATTCGGTCGCTCGAACAGTCGGGCGCGCTTGATGGAGAGCCTCACAAGAAGCAGAGCGGTGGGTCGGAACTTATCACATAACCATGTCACGAAAGAAACACGGGATCGTCGAAGACGAAGAGACGGTCGACAAGATCGCCGATGACGAGGAGGACGAAGACGATGAGTGACGACGATAACGGCACGGGGAGTGCGATCAAATCCTCGTTGATTGGGATGCAGAAAGCCGCCGACTCGGTCGCGTCATCCGACCAACTCGACAAGCGCTCAATCGGTCTCACTGTCGGGTCAGGGCTACAGACGCCTTACCCAACGGAAAAGCTCGCGGCGCTGCAGGAGCTCAACGGCACGCACGCGGTGAGTATCGCCAAGAAGTCGAAGCGTGAAGTGGGGTATGGGTTCGAGATCGTACCACACGAGAACGTCGACATCGAGGACGCCAGCGAGGAGGAGCGCAAACGGGTTGAAGACTTTTGGCACGGTCGCGACACGCTTTGGAAACTCGGGCCGCGCGGGACTGCGGTCGGGACGCCGAACGAGATCCACGAAAACAGTCGGCAGGATTACCACGGGATCGGCTGGCAAGCGCTCGAGGTCATCTATGCAGGCTACGACGACGAGCCTGCGGGGATGGCCTACCTCCCCGCAAAGACAGTGCGGATCAAGAAGGCCCGAGACGGCGACGAGTTCGTCGACGAACAGGTAGCCGGTCACGGGTTCGTTCAAAAACGCAACGGGAAGACACGATTTTTCGCCGAGGCGGGAGATCGGCAGGCGACAGACATCGACGGGAACTCCGACCCGACGTTCGTCGACAAGAACACCGGCGACGTCTACCAATCCCAAGAGGAGATGGAAGCCGCCGACGGAGACCCGGCCAACGAGCTGCTGTTCATCCCGAACCTGCACCCCAACACGATCTATTACGGCCTTCCGACGTGGATCTCCGAGATCCAGACGATGGTGGCCGACCAGGAGGCTCGGCGGTTCAACCGCGAGCGGCTATCGAACGACCTCATCCTTGACTACGTCGTCATCGTCGAGGGGGGCACACTCACCGACGAGTCCCGGGAGGAGATCCGCGAAAACATCCAAGGCCTCCGTGACGGCAACAAGCCGGGGGCGATGATTCTCGAAGCCGAGGAGTTGGCTGACAAGGGATTCGACGTTGACAACAACGTCAAAGTCCGAATCGAGCCAGCAGCCCACTTCGGGAGTGAAGACATGTCTTTCGGCGACTACCGAGATCAGAACGAGAAGGATATCGCCAAGGTCCACAGCGTCCCACTGCAGTTGCTCGGGAACCACGACGCAACGAACTCCAACAGCGAGGAGGCGATCCGAGAGTTCACCGAGGACGAGATCAAACCCGAGCAGGAGCGCTATGCCGAGCGGATCTACCGTGTCATCCACCAGCAGATTCTCGACGTCAACGACTGGACGATCAACTTCGTCACGAAGGGGGCGGGCAATCAACTCGAAGAGGCCGAGATCGCCAAGAAGACGGTCGACTCAGTCGGCCAAGCACTGACAGTCAACCAAGCACTCGACCTGTTCAGTCTCGACGCCCGGGATGACGCGATCGGCGAGATGCTGATGTCGGAGATCGGGATGTCGCAGAGCCCCGGGGAGGTGCTCGACCAACGACTCACCGATGTCGAAGAGACCGCTGCGGCAGACAAGGCGGCGGATCGGATCGCACTCGGTGCGGAGGCCGACGACTAACCATGTGTGAGGCCTGCAGTGGTCGCCAGTTCACCAAACAGCGGACCCTCTCAAAAGTCGAGTTCGGGCCCGAAGAGGAACGCGCGTTTCAGTTCTTCCTGGACGAGTACATCGGCGCACTGCAGCCGGTCGAGGGGGACATTGAAGCGTGGCTCGACGAGGCCAGTGAGGACGACCTCGAATCACTCGAATCGATCCGCGTTGACCTGGCCGAGCGGTCGGGGAACTACACCAACGACTTCGAGACTGTCTTTCGGGAAGGGGGTGAGGAAGGCGCTCTCGCCGGTCGGGAGTACACCCAGCGCGTCCACGAGCTTGACGTCGCCTTCGACGTAGTCCCTGATCGGACGCTCGACATAATCGACGACTGGGTCGAGGTCGCCGCCGGGAGCACGCTCGACACGATCACCGAAAACTCGGCACAGTGGCTCCGCGGTGCGCACGAACAGGGTCTGCCGATCCCAGACATAGCCGACCAACTCAACGACGAACTGTTCGAGGGGCGGCTTGAGGGGTACGTCGCCGAGCGGGCAGCCCGAACGGGCACGATATCGACGTCCAATACGGGCAGTCACTCGGCCCATGAGGACGCGGATAGCGTCGTCGGCGAGCAGTGGCTGGCGACGCTCGGCCCTCGAACACGCGACAGCCACGAGGCGGCGCACAACCAGGTTGTCGCCGTCGACACGGCATTCAATGTCGGGGGGATCTCGATGCAATACCCCGGCGACCCCCGAGCACCGATTGGCGAGGTCGCTAACTGCCGGTGTGCTCCCGTCCCGGTCTTCGCCGATCAACTCACCGAGAGCCAACTCGAAACGATCCAGAACGGCGGTCGCGTGACGGCCGCGATCTGACGCAACCCACCGATGACGGCATCCCCGCCGGGGGCGCTGCCAGAGGTCCATATCC